ATGAGTGGATCACCGACATCATGAACTACATGATTCTGCTCAAGGCGGTGCTAATCGAGCAAAATAAGGCGTAAGCGGTGGCAAATTGTGGGATTGATTTCCTTATCGCCACCAGAAAGGAGACCTAAATGAGAACACTTAGACAACGGTGGGCGTTCGAGCGCTGCTTTCAGCATAAAGGAAGTTTGGCAGGAATCCTCTCGAGATTGAGTCAAATAGCTCATAATCCATCCACACTCTCAATGGAGAAGGACGCACTTATTGTTGCGTATGATGTTGTAAGCGACGTTCTTAAGAACTGGGACGAGTACCCCACTCAATCGTGGAAGATATTCCAGCGGAGGGCTAGATGACCTACATCGAAAACCCAAAAACCAAAGGCTCTGGCATCATCTGCTGCATCCCTCAAAAAGGCCATTGCCCGCTTGGTTGTGAAGATTGTTTCTACAACACAGGAAGATCCTACCTGGAGCCGTTGGACGAAAATACTCCTAACATGCCACCACTATCTGAAGCGTACTGGAAAGTTGTTCGCGTGAACGATGGAGGTGATAGCTCTGTCGAGCGTCACTTCGTTATGGACTGCGTAAGGCGATACCCCCAAAGGTTTTACAACACCTCAATCCATGACTACATTCACGAGTTCGACGCTCCAGTCGTGCTGACAGTGAACCCGGGGTCGTTAACGGACGAAGACTTCTACATGGTATGGTCATGGAACTTAATGTTTGTCAGAGCCAGGGTAAATACTTGGAATTTGAACTTGATTGATCGAATTGTTGAGCACTACACAATCGAGTCAGCCAACAAGATCCCTGTCGTTCTCACCTTCATGGCGTACTTTAGGCAGTTCAGTCCTCCATGCCCTCATATGTATCATAGTGACTACGTCTTCCGCAAGCGCACGCTCAACTCCTATTGGGCGATCACTACTGAGGCTTGGAGAAGAGTCATGAAGCGCTACAAGAATAACAAATGGGTTCACTCGTGTGGGAAAATTGAGGGCGAACTTGGTGAGACCAAATGTAAGTTTTGTGGCAACTGCCTGCGTGAGTATTATGCTACTATGGAAAGGATGAAAAGTGATTCGTAAACCTGAAGGCGTACACACTTGGGTTCCGCCTGCTGGCAATCCCGAATCCAAACTTGCTTACGTGGGCGAGCAGCCTGGCAAGAGCGAGATATTCCATCGCCCTTTGCCGATGCCGTTTGTAGGGCCTGCAGGCAGGGAACTCGATGCGTGTAATCAATCGGCTGGGATCATAAGATCGGAATGTTACTTGACCAACGTAATCAAGGACCTTGACCATCCCAAGGAATACTATATTGACATAAGCAAGAAGACTCCTGTCGTGACCTCGGCAGGACGAATGTATATTAACCTTCTTAAAGAGGAACTAAACGAATGCTCGGCCAATGTAATTGTCGCTATCGGAAATATCGCCCTATTTGCGCTATGCGATCGTGTAGGTATCACAAAGTGGCGTGGGTCTGTCTTAGAATCGACTACCCTGTCGGGCCATCGAAAGATTATACCAACACTACACCCTGCAACTATTATACCCCCAAAGAATCAGTACTTGAACAAGCACCTGATCACGTTGGATTTGAAGAGGGCAAAGGAAAAATCGTTGTCGCCGTTGATCCGGCGAAAGGAAAGGACTATACATCTAGAATCATCTTTCGGGGAGGCCATGCACTTCTTGGAGCGCTGCCTCCAGAATGGCCAGAGTGGTAACATCATTGACTTTGATATCGAGATTTATAATGAAGAAATTTCTTGCATCAGCTTTGCACTCAGTTCTACTGAGGCTATGTGTATTCCCTTCGTGGACTCACAAGGTGATTACTTTACCGTCCAGCAGGAGGGTGAGATTTGGAGAAGAATTGCAGCCATACTCGAGACTGGAGGAGTTTGGAAACGTGGACAAAACATCGGATTCGATTCCCACTTTTTACTTCGTAAATTGGGAATCAAGTCTCACTCGCTCCACGACACTATGGTTGCTCAGAAGACATTATTCCCTGATTATCCAATGGGCCTCGACTTCATATGCACGATGTATACTGACATTCCGTATTATAAAGCAGAAGGAAAGAAATGGTTTAAGGTTGGTGGAGCGTGGAGAACGCTCTGGAATTATAACGCTTTGGACTCCATCGTATGCGCAGATGCTCACCCTCAGCAGGTTAAGGACTTGGAACGCCAAGGCAACTTGGAAACTTACGAGCGTCAGCGGAAGATCATTGAGCCCTTGGTCTACATGATGGAACGTGGCATCCGCGTGGATGTCGAAGGAATGAAGAAACAAGGAGAAGAATATGGACAAAGAATCGAAACAACAACTGAAGAACTCCAACGAATCGTTGGATTCGACATCAATCCCAACTCCCCTAAGCAGCTCGCAAATTATTTCTATGGTACGAGAGGCCTTCCTGCATATAGAAAACGCGGAGGCGGAGTCACGACAGATGATGATGCACTTAAGCGACTCGCTAGAAAAGGCGTTAAAGAAGCCAGCCTTGTCAGGGACATTAGGGAGTATACAAAGGCTAAAGGAAATTATCTCAATATTGAAAAGGTCGACCTGGACGGTAGAATCCGCTGCTCGTACAATCCGGCAGGCACACGATTCAGTAGAATCTCTTCTTCTGAAAACATCTTCGGAACCGGAATGAACATGCAGAACTGGCCTCATGAGCTAATGAAGTACTTGCTGGCTGATGAAGGTTATGTTCTTTACACTCTTGACAAGTCACAGATTGAGAATCGTATCGTGGCTTACGTTGGTAACGTCGTTCAAATGATCGAGGCTTTCGAAGCTGACGTAGATGTCCACAGCCTAACGGCTGCCCTTATCTTCGAGAAACCGATAGATGAAATCTCTGATGAGGATGGATCTTCAGAACTAGGTAGTGGCAAATTCTCAGAACGCTTTTGGGGCAAGAAAGCAAACCACGCACTGAACTATGATATGAGTTATAAGACGTTCGCATTGAAATACGAGATTCCGGAAGCCCAGGCCAAGTGGGTCGTTGGGCGTTATCATCTTGCTTATCCTGGCGTCAGACAGAATTACCACGAGATGGTCAAGGCACAGCTATCCAAGGATAGAACGCTCACAAACCTATTTGACCGTAAGACCTTGTTCCTTGACCAGTGGGGAGATAAGCTATGGAAGGCCGGATACTCGTGCATACCACAAGGGACAACTGGAGATTTAATCAACGAATATGGATTGAACTATATCTACTACAACCAGAAGGATTTCAGACCAGTTGAGCTGCTCGGTCAGTTTCACGACGCAATAGCGTTTCAGATTCCAGTTCCAGACGCGGAGAGGGTAGTCTATCCTCCTCCCCGTGTACCAACTTGGGAGCATCACGCTGGAATGCTTCGACTAATCCAGGCCAAACTTGACACTCCGCTTAAGTGGCGTGACCGTGAGTTTGTAGTTCCTACTGACTTGACGATGGGATTGAACTTCTATAAGGAAGAAGGCATTAAGATTAAAACCATTAACGCTGAAACACTGAAGGGAGCATATGAGAAGTTATGTCAAAACGAAACCTCCCGGACTGGATCGACGGGTTCTTAAAATACACGTCGAACACTGAGCCGCCACGGACGTTTCGTTTATGGACAGCACTAAGTGTCATGGCGGCGGCGCTCCAACGTAAGTGTGTTCTGCATTGGGGCTCACTAGATTTTTATCCTAATCTCTACGTAGTGCTTGTCGCACCATCGGGGAAGGCCCGTAAGGGAACGGCGATGATACCTGGATTAAAACTGTTAAAGGAAGTTGGTATTAAGCTCGCGTCGAATTCAGTGACACGACAAGCACTTATACGTGACTTAAAACGTTCAAATGAGACAGAGATAGACCCAACAACGGGGAGTATGGACATACACGCGTCGCTGACAGTGTTTAGCAAAGAGTTCACTGTATTCCTTGGTTTCCACAACAATGAGCTAATGAGTGATCTCACCGATTGGTATGACTGCGACGACGACTGGGAGTACCGCACGAAGCACGAAGGTATTGACGACATCAAAGGTGTATGGGTCAACATCATCGGGGCAACAACGCCTGACCTTATTCAGTCTGCCATGCCACTAGATGCGATAGGTGGTGGCCTGACCAGTCGCATGATCTTTGTATACGAGCAGCGCAAGGGTAAGACAGTTCACACACCCTTTTACACCGACGATGAGATCGCACTTAGACAGAAGTTAGTTTATGACCTAGAAAAGATCAGAATGTTAAAGGGTGACTTCCATGTTAGCAAAGACT